GAATATGTCATAACCTGCATCTGTCTTATGATTTCGTTCGGGCATTCTAGCGTCTTTTGATAATAGTTTCACTTGTAGGATGTTAGTCATTTCCCTGTTCCTCCTCATATTTATAGACAACTTGACCTGCCATAATCCCTACTGCTTCATCAAGTTCAATACCTTCTTTAACTGAATGTTGAATAGCATTTGTCATTCCCTCAAGTATTTCATCAAACGCTCGCGCTCTCTTATACACGTCTTCAATTTCTTTTAATAATCCCTCTGTGTCATTACCGTTATACGCACTAGCACTTATAACTGACTGTTCGATTTGTTCGCGGTTATTCATTAGTGTCTTCCTCCACAAAAATTTTATTGTTTAATTCCATTCCAAATTTAACTCTTTCATCATCGTTGCCGAATTCGTTTATTAAATCTTTTTCAACACTCTTGCAATACCTATCCCATGCGATCGCTTTCTTCTCCAGCTCTTTGTTGTGTTCTCGTAACTTCGCTATATCCCCAATAAGCTCATCACGTTGCTTCAAAAACTTGCTTGCTTAATCAAACCAGTATTCACTTTGCTTTTCGTAATATTCTTTTGAACCATGTTCCATTATTTAATCAACTCCCCATCTTTCCAGATTAACGTCATAGTTAGGTCGTCGTTTAAGATGTAGAATGCTTTGATAGGGAAACATCTGTCGTCATTTAAACTTTCGTTTATACTAGTATTCCTATTTGATGTAGGATTATATTCTCCTTCTGAGATCTCGTACACTTCAAACAACCTATCAAATACTGTATCTTCCGTGATTTCCTCTTCAACTTCGACTACAAAAGTATCTTCAGGTGTTATAAAATAACTAGTAAAACACTTTCTTCCATCCTCCCAAGAAAAATAAATAAATTTTTCATTATCTTTGTTTTCTGTGCAAAACCTCTTTCCTGTTGTTAGCTCAGGATTCTTCCAAGCCCATTGGATAAGTTCAGGTAAATTCATTTCTTTTTTTACTTTGATTTTCATTGTTTCCATCTCCTTAAAATAAAGTTAGTTGCTTCTGTTCCTCGTATTCCAAACCATGTTGCTTTATATATATTTCAAGCTCTCCGGCTGTATCAAAGATCTTTTTCACACCTTGCCAACCTGGTACGATATGCCCATGAAAGTAATAAGTGTCATTTACCACATGGATATGTGCCACTCGTTCGTTATCCTGATACAGATATCTCTTAGAGCCGAAAAATCGGCTTAAGTATTCTTTGTGTGCGCTACCTGTCATGATCATCACTCCCACAAATCAAATGCTCTTTGGACGTAAAACTTCGCCTTTGCTAAATCCTCATGACCGTTCTTTAACGGTGCTCTAGACAGGTATTTGATTGCATTACCTATTGCGAATGCTAATTGTGGTGGATACTGCGCCGTAACTTGTTCGATAAAATCTATAATTTCAATGTCTCCGTATGTGTAATGCGACGGTTGCTTAACATTGTCTTGCATTTCATTCATATCTACTTTTCTGTTACTGATTATACTCATTATGCTTCACTCCATTTCTTGAACATTTGGTTATAAGTGACATCAAACCAGTACGGATCACGTGAATGTTTTTGAGGTACATTAAACAAATGTGGTTTCTTTCTTCTTAGCTCTGCCTCTTTCTTTCGCTCTCTTTCCAATTTGCGTTCGAGTCTAGCTTGTTTAATCTTTTCCATTTGTTTCATTTCTCTGTATTCTTTTAGGTGCATACCATAAGGCGCGTCTAAAGCTTCTGAAAACTCCCAACAACCTCTTACACGTTTAGAAACAATTCCAGCATTTATCCCTCGCTTTGCCATTAATTCTTTTTCAAAGTTATTAAATTTATATGGTTTGTTATTAATAATTACAATACTGCCCATTTACTCCACCTCTACATTTACATTTCTAATTTTTAAATTGTCATACTCTAGTAATTCATCCGGATTGTTATATAAGTAATCTGCTAGCATTTCTTTTTCTTTATCCACATCATCGAAATGCTGATATTCAACTTCTGTAGGTATCCTTATATCAATCGTTGCATTTATATATGCTTGTTGTTGCATTAGATCACTTCCTCAACTCGCATGATTATTTTTGGTTCTAGTCCATAACGTTTTGAGCTAGTTATTTCTGTAATTTGGTTATCGTCTTTCCATACATGACCATTACAAGCATCTAATACCGTTTTAATTAAGTTATCGATATCCGGCTTAGTCACTTTATACTGTCCAACCATTTCACTTTTCTTTTTCTTCGACCATGATTTAAGCAATGGAAAGTAAAAGTCTAATTCGATTTTTAGTGCGCGCTCTAGATTCAACTTAGGCATTTGCCCTTGTATATACGCTTTATGCTTTGTGTAAGACGTTGGCATGTATGTTTGGACAAATCTACCTGTATTACGAAAGCGTGGACGAGGCGAGCCCATAGGTGCCTCAAACGTTTCGTTAAATTTAATTTCTATTTCCATGTGCCACCTCTAAATATCAAATATCGTTGCTTGTAAACCTAACTGATGCTCGTATAGAAGCCCATGAGCGCCTTTTAATCGTTTTAGGTCACTATCAGTCATAATTTTCTTTTCGTCGCTGAAATGGGCTCCTGTGAGCGAATAAACCTCATTTACGTTGTCTTTATACTTGATGACCTTAATATCTTCTGTGCCATCTTCTCGGTATAAGTAATATTTTTCTTTCGGCATTTTTAACACTCCTTAATATGTGTTTTCTTCCAGTTGATTTCATTCATGATTTTTTCTTCAACTTTGTTGTAATCATCAAAAGGCGATAACTCGTTATTGTCCAACAATCTATTGACTGCCCAACCAGTTTCTATATATACATTTGCTACAATCGGGTCGTTTTGCTTTGTTTCTTCATACATCGATTTCAATAAGCTTTTGAATTGCATGATGTTCATGTGAAAAACCTCTGCGTCTTCTTGTAATACTCGAATTCAATTATTCCGGTTTCGCCGTCTTTGTTTTTGGCTATGTTACATTCAACAATAGATTTGCCTGTGATACTGTCATCTTCGTCACGGTTATAATAATCATCACGGTAAAGTAGCATTGCTAAACTCGCATCTGCTTCTATTCCACCTGATTCTTTCATGTCCGATAGCATTGGTCGTTTATCCTGCCTAGACTCGACACCACGATTCAGTTGTGAAAGTAGTACGATGATTGCGCCTGTCTCGTTAGCGATTATCTTTAAGTCACGTGATATCTTTTCTACTGCTACATGTCTATCAACTTTCGCATCAGTGTCCATCAGTTGAAGATAATCTATAAAAATAACTTGCTGCTCGTCTGAATGTCTCATCGCTTGTGCTCGGACATCTTGCGGTGTGATACTACTTTTATCAGAAATATCAATGCCTAATTTCATGATTTTATCCATTGCATTTGTTAACTTCGTTAAGTCATCCGGTGTTAAGTTCCTGATTTCTTTTATCTTGGTTAACTCAATACCAGTAATTGTTGATAACATACGTTTCAATACTGATGCGCCAGTTGTTTCAAGACTAAAGAAAGATGTTTTATATCCATTTCGTGCTATGTTCAACATCATGTTTAATGCAAAGCCTGTTTTACCCACTGAGGGACGTGCTGCGATGACGATTAATTGCGACGGCTCCAATCCCCCTATTTTGTAATCCATGAGCTTATAACCCGTCTTAATTTGCTTCTTAGGGCTATCGCTGTATAACTCATCGACAAACTCCTCAACAAACTTCTTAGTTCCGTCTTCTTTTTTGTTAGTAATAGTTTTTAAATCCTTGAGTTCATCAATCAAGTTGTTAAAGTTTTGGTTCGTAGGTTGTTGTTTGAACTCAGTGACCAACTCATTCGCTTTGTTAATTTGATAACTTTCCAATAATTCTTGTTGGTAACGTTCAAAGAAGCCGTATCCAATGAAATCGGAGTTATAAAGTTTAGTTATAGTATCTGCATCTAAAAATTCTTTATCTTTAGTTGCTTTTAAATAGATTTCTTGATGATCTATCTTTCCGGCGTCCATTACATAATTGAAAAAGGTTTTAAACTTTTCGTTCGTAAACATGTAATCTTTAACTCTTATCTTTTCTAGTACGTCCGGTTGTTTAAGTAGCGTAGCGATTATTGTGCTTTCAATTTCAAATTGTCCGTAATTCATTCGTTATCGCCCCCAAATTCTGCCAACTTATTCATGAAGTTATCTAGCGCTATTTTTCTTTGTCTGACATATTCGGGGTCATTCTGCATTTTCCATTGGTGTGTAGCGGTTTCGTTGTCTACCGGATCGATAGATACTTTTTTAGGTGCCTTACGCATGATTGCTGGTAAGTTAGGTGGGTACGGGTTGTTACTGTTGATATATCCATCTACCGCTTTTACAGTTGGTTGATAATCTCCATTTTGACTTAATACATCAATCCACATTTCTAACTTTGGTTTATCAAAATCAATGTTGTATACGTACCTAACTTTTTTAATAATTTCTAATGCTTGTGTTTTGCTCATCGGCATTAGCCATCACTCAATTCTTTTTCCATTTGTGCTATGACATCATCGGTAGTTTCTTTTTTAGTGTTACGAGGTTTCAATTTGTTTTCAGCACTTTCTTTATCTGAAACACCCTCTTTATTCCAGTTCTTTAATACAGTTAATAGATAATTTAGACCTTTGTTATTTTCTTTACAGTAATCGGTAGCGACTTTTACTATTTCGAACTGATCTTGTTTAAATGATTTAATTTCGTGTTCTAACTGTTCTGCTTTTAAAGGGTTTTGTATAATTTCTAAATTGATACTAATATACTTAAATGACTTTGAGACGTCGTCTGTCTCTCTATGTTTGTTAGTCTCTGTGTAGTCTATGGTATTGGTCGTATCATTTTGATACACTCCATCGTCTCTTTTTGATACACTCGTCGTATCATTTTGATACGATGGTCGTATCATACCTTCAATAGTTTGATAATTAATGCTGTACCACTTCGTCTTATCAAATTTAGCTTTGTTATAATTGCCTATGAGCAACAAGTTTTGTTTTTCAAGACTGTATATTGTTCTTTTTATAGTAATCAAAGACCAAAACGGAAATTGCTTTTGCCATTCTGGATATGAATTGAATATCCAAGTTTTACCATCGTATTTATGTTTTGAGTTGTTTAACCAATAATGAATTTGTTGCAATACTATTGCTTCGTTTAATCCTATTGCTTCAGCTAATTTTGGTAATACTTGTATCGGATAGTCATCTATTAATAACTTATTCATGTTTCTCTCCTTTCAGCATTTTGTTGAGCCTCTCATCAACTTTTATCCACGAGTCATGCAAGTGATATTTATCATCAAACGACTTAACGCCCATCGCATGTTGCTCGTTGTGATGTTCGCGACATAACGCTAATACATGTTTGTCATAGTGATTCATCTTGTTTCTGTTCATGCCTCTGCCGACTGTTTCATAATGCGCTAGGTCAGCGTGAGGTTTTTGGCATATAATGCAATGACGATTAACTGTCGACCAGTATAAGTACGCTTTGTCTTGTTTAAGTAAGTCACTCGTTTTGTAGCTAAGGGGTATGTCATTGTGGAACGTCCAGTCAAGCGTTACTTCGATGATTTGGCTTGCTTGCGTTCTTGTACAATTACTAAGCGAAATACGTTCATCATAGCCGTAGTACGTTCTTACAAACTCGATGAACATATGTCGCATATAGTCCATTGGTTGACCTGTATGTTCTTCTATGTCTTTGACAAGCGCGAATATTTTTCGTCGCTGCTTGCCGGTAATTCGAAACGGATCTATGACGCTTACATCGACTTCTACATCAAAACCGTTATCAAGTAGTAATGTTTCTTTATTGCCTAATTCGACACCCGAGATGACAACTGTTGTTGTGCCGTCGTCTTGAGTGATATAACTAGTAATTTTTGGCATTTAATCATTCCAATCAGAACGGTAAGTCAGAAAAGTCTTCTTCGGTATTGTCGAACGGATTATTACCAGTTTGAGTTTGTCCGTTGTGTTGTTGGTTATTCTGTTTGTTGTTATTCTTCGGTTCTAAGAATTGAACGCTGTCCGCTACTACTTCTGTCACAAATACACGTCGCCCTTCTTTGTTATCGTAACTGCGTGTTTGTAATCGCCCGTCTACACCTGCCAGTGATCCTTTAGAAAGGTAGTTTTTAACGTTTTCAGCTTGTTTTTTGAACACTACTACGTTTATAAAATCTGCTTCACGCTCGCCTTGAGCATTCGTGAATGTTCTGTTTACTGCTAATGTGAATGTTCCTACATTTACGCCATTTGGCGTGCTTCTTAATTCTGGGTCTTTTGTTAATCGTCCTACTAATACTGTTCTGTTTAACATTATTGTTTCTCCTCACTATCCAATTGTTTTAATCCCGCATCTAATTTTTGGTGTGCTTCTGCGATTTGTTTTTGACTTAATTTATTAATGTTAGATATTTTTAGCCATCTCATCGTTTTGTCGATAGTTGCATCTCGCCCATTTTCTTGAGATAAGTTCACAAACTGATTGATGCGCTCCTCTAGTTCTGTAATATCATTGTCACTTGCACTTGGCAGTTCCTCGCCGTTGTAGATATATAAACCTAAACCGTGTAAAGCCGAAGCTTTAACGAAACATCGTTTTTGCGCTTTGTTGATATCAAAAGTTGTTGCACTACCTTTAGCAAGCGATTTGTTTCTAAAGTCCAATACTGGAAGCCATTCAGTCTCTGTACTATCTTTCACAGTCACAGATACCTGTACAAAATAGCCCTCTGGTGTAGTCAAATAAGGTACAAAATAATTTTCTGTGTTAATATCTGGATGTGGAAACTCGTGCACTTTTACTGTGTAGTTTGGGTCAATCTTTTTCAGCTCTTGATGTGCATATGACCACGCTAGATAAGTTAATCCATTTTTTTGTTCTGTATGATCGTTCACATTTTTACTGTTCAACTGTTCGAATAATGTTTGTTCAGTCATGTTCTACCTCCTCGTACTCAATAGTTTCTGTCACTGTTTTCTTGATTGCTTTGTGCTTAGACATATCAATAACAGTTTTGTCTAGTCCGTCGAATTCTCTTGCGTCTCGCATATCA